ATTCACAATACGTTTTACCGACATATATACTTGGTCTTCTGCCCCACTTGGTATAGCAGTGATACTTTCTACGATGGCAGCTAATTCATTTGTTGTGGTAAGCCTTGTTGTATCTGAGCTTACAACAGTCAATAAACCATTTGGTTCTGGATTTTGCTCTTGTATGGTTACAACAGCCGCACTGGGATTTGCTACTACGAAATCATCATGTGCGTTGATTGCTGTAAATAAATTATCGGCAGTGGTATTATTAGATTCGTTTGGTCTAAAACCAAGTGTTGATGATGGTGAAGTTCCCCCAGAGCTTTCTGAGGTAAATGTAACTGTCTCACCATTGCTTTTAGTAAATGTAAGTGTTGTACCAACGGCAATATTTGCATAATCAGAAACCGTGATAGTACAGTTTTGTGATACACCACCTAACTTATGATCATGCCAAGCAATCGTATTATTAGCAGGGTCATAACTCAATCCAACAAATTCACCATCGGCACGAACAAACCATAAAATAAGTTCTGGCTCTTGTTGCCATACCATATCTGTTAGGCCACCTCTGGTAATATGTTCTGCAAGAACCGTTAAATCTCTTCCCACTAGACCATCAGCATCTAAGTTAAATGTAATCTCTTTTACTTTTTCAGTGCCTTTTTGTACTAAAATGGTACTTGTTCCAGCACGAACAGGCTTTACACCACTGGTACCAAATGTCGTTTCTCGTAATACATTTATGTTTGTTGGTGTGACAGGAGATGAACCAGTGCCACCAGATAACGTAAACTCAGCACTTGTTGTTAGTATTTGTAAAAATCTACCAGCTATCATATGCTTTATGACATTTACTTGGTCTGATGCTATGGTAACATTTACGGCTTTGTCATCCTCAGTTCCAGAGGTATGGTTTTCAAAATCAGCACTTACAGAACCGAATATGGTTTGCGGTTGCGTGGTTGTACCAGCGAAGTAAAGTCTTTCTTCATAAAAAGCCACTGCTTTTGGAAATCCATTTCTGGAACTAAACGCACCTCTTGACCATCGGGTTGTACCATCGGTTGCATTCACAGGAAGTATGATAGAATTGATGCTTGCATTTACAGAATTATTTTGAACAACTGCTGTTGCTGTGGTTGCATTTGTAACCGCTGTGATTTTAACAAACCCAGTGCCACTGTGCTGGAACTGCCATGTATGATTGCCATATACCTCAGAGCCGTTTGTATGAACAGGTGCTTGTGCGCCAGTTGATTCACCACTTCCCGAATCTGTTTTTTTATACACATTGCCGTTATGTCTTACGATATCATTCTGAGAATAGGTATTCCCAGTAGCCCAAGCATCATGGGATACTTCAATGACATCTCTAAACTTAAACAAAGAGCCAACATCTGTAGAAGCAAATAAATCAGCAGAAGCCGTAAGGGTTACTGTACCTGTGTTTGCATCTGATGTTATAGTAGTGCTGCTTGTGTTTTCATCTTCATATGGGCCATCGATAAAATCAATATCAGATAATGTAAAACTGGTTGTTGTTGTTCTTGTGAGTTTTGCAGGTTCATGTGATTTATGAGCTAAAAAAATAACGTCCGCAGATTGCGCAAAGTTAATCTCAAATATCTCTGTTTCACTGTAAGTCGTTGTAACTTCTACTATTTTTCCTGAGGTTCCAGCACTATCATATGCTGTCAAAGAAGTGCTATTGATTCCAGATAGCTCAAATGTATTAGTTGTTTTATTAGCAACCGTAAACTCTCTGTTATTAAGTTCAACCATACCAACTACACCAGTGATAAATACTCTATCACCATTGCTATAACCATGTGAACTTGATGTTACAACTGCTGGATTAGCTTGGGTTATTCCAGTAATGGTTTTCGTAGCTTCGGTAAGAATACCACCATCTTTAAAAAATCGTATGTAGTTTTCACCAAACTCAAGAACATAGGCTTGCTCATCACTAAACTCAAAAGGCATTAATCGTGCTTTACCACCGTCTTTTGATGTACCAGCATATTGAGTTCCGGTTCTTCTGGTTACACCACCTTGAGGAAACACAAACATATTTTGTAATGTTTTTGCTGAGTTATTGTAAAGCTGTGCATCTACTCTTCCATGAAGTCTTGGAGTAATTTCACCCGATGTGAAATTAGTTAATATCGTAGATACTCTTGCCATGTTAGAACCTTGCGTTTACAAATTCATTTGCAATCAGTTGTTCTGGGAAACCTTCTTTTGCATCAAGTGAGCGTGCATCAGCCATTGCTCTTAAATGCATGGCTTGCATTTGTTGCATAAGACTATTACTGCCTGTTATGGCATAGGCACTGTTTGCAGCTATACCTGTTGCTAATGCAAATCTAAATGAACTGTCATATTGTTCTGTATCTGTGATTCTACCAATATATATTATCTGACAACTATTTTCATTCGTTAGAACTTTTCTGCCTTCTATCTTAAACATGATAGTGGAATCATATGCCGCTATATCACTATCTACGGCATCATCATGGAAGGATAATACTTTTAAACAAAATGGATCTGTGGGTAGTGAGAACTGTGCGGTAAACCCAAATGGCGGGGTTTCGCTATCTTGTGCTAGTTGCTTTCTTGTTATTGCCCAGTTCCAAGGATGATCTCTTAACATAGTATCTCGAACTAAATCAAAAAACCGTTTGCATAAACGTGCTTCTTTAGAATTTTCATCAAGAGATGTAATGGTAGCCGCACCTAATAAACTCATTGCTTCATTACAAATATCAACGACGGATGCCATAACTTACCTCTTTATTAAGGAAGGGCAGATTGCTCTGCCCCTCACATTATTAGTTTACAACATACTCAATCACAAAGGATAAGTCTCCAGCGGTATCTCCTGCTGCATCGAATAATAATCCGATAAACAGTAAACCACCTGGGTCAGATGTTTGACCTGCATCTTCCCATACCCTTTGACCTGTTAAGTTAATGTTTCTTGCTTCATAAGTAACATCTGTTCCAACACCACCTACAGCCGCACGAAGGTCTGTAATAGCAGACGCATATGCATCATCATCTAGTGCAGTAAATGTACCGCCACTTTCTGAGTAAACACCTACGTCACAAGTGTTTGTCGTACCAGAATCCAAGTCATCATTGAATAACTTGATTGTTACGATTGCCGCATTTGAAGGAACAGGCGCAAGCATCACTGTATCTGTAGCCGATAAGTCACCAGCCGCTAAAGCGATTGTTCCCATTGCAACTCGTTTTACTCCATGCAATGTCCTAGATGGGGATGCCACCTGTGGAGATGCTAGTAAGTTAGAAACGAGAGTTGTATTTACATTAGCCATTTTCTAATCTCCTATCTTAATCTGGTGTTTCATCACAGAAGATTTTAACGACTTTGGCTTCTTCCATACGCACTGCGCCGATATCCATACAGTAATAAACCTGAGTTGCGTAACCTTTATCACTACGCTCATCAATTCTTGCTGAGACATCTTTGCCAATACCAAGGGTGATTCCATCTTCCGCCCATGCAAAACATGAACGTATATCGTTTGAATCAACATCTAATCGATTGCTCATTATGAACTCAAAGCCTAAGAAGGTATTAATATCACCTTGAGCTAACGCCTTTACCGTATTGAAATCTGAACTGGTCACTTGAGTTGTTCCAAGTAAATCTTCAATTTGCTTTGGCCCTACCGCAATATAACGTGGTATAGAAGGGTCAACATCATTCAAATCTAGCTTACGCTTTGCTTCAAGCAGTTTGGCAATGGTTAATCCATCGTTAGATGAAGATGAACCTACCATATTGTTTGTAGCATCTAGTGTTGCTGAACCTGAACCTGTTTCACCTGTTGAGGCTGTACCAAGTGCGGCAGAAATA